TATAAAATATGTGACAATTTATGGATTGGTAGATATGAATGATAATATAAGATATGTTGGTGTCACTAGTAGAAAACCTATTATAGATTTAATAACCATATATATGAAGCCAGAAAGTTTCCAGAAAGAAACAATAGAACCAAATGGATTTCAACAAATGATTTAAAAATTAAACAAATAATTTTAGATGTAGTATTAGAAGATGAGTGGGTATTTTGGGAAACTTATTGGATTTCACAAATTAAATGTTGGGGTTTTAATTTGGTAAATAGTAATAATGGTGGTGGTGGTACATTAACTAGAGATGTTGAATTTAGTAAATGGTTGAGTAATAGAAATAAAGGTAATACTTATAGATTAGGTAAAAATCATAGTGAAGAGTCAAAAAATAAAATGAGTAAAAAAAAGATAGGTAAAATATCACCTAGAAAAAATTGTGTTGTTAGTGAAGAAACTAGATTAAAACAATCCATTTCAAAATTAGGTAAAAATGGTAACGCTAAAGGTTTTAAACACTCAGAAGAAACAAAAAATAAAAAACGAAAATTGGTATTACAGTTTGATTCAAATGGTTTAATTATTAATGAATTTAATTCGGTTTCAGAAACAGCTAATTATTTTTCAGTTTCGTTATCAACAATATCTAAAGTATTAAATAAAGAAAATAAAAAATATAAAGGATTTATATTTAAAACTAAAATAAAAAACAATGGCTAACGGTTCTTTTATAAATATAAATTTTCCTTTTAAAGACAGTGCAAAGGGATTCTTCTTAGATTTAAACAATAGTGATAGTGCTGCTATTAAAGCAGATTTAATGCACTTAATTTTAACTAGAAAGGGTGAAAGGTTGTATTTACCAGATTTTGGTACCAATTTATTGAAGTATATCTTTCAACCTAATGATGGTGTAACTCAAAGTGAAATAAAAGACGAAATAAGTCAAACGGTTAAGAAATACTTACCTAACCTACAAGTTAACAAAGTTAATGTTGAAGAAAGTGCTAATAGTGAATTTGCGGCAACAGTTAGAATTGATTACACAGTAACTGATGATGTTTTCGTATCAACAGACTTTATAATAATAAACGTATAATATGGCAAAGAAAATAAATTATTCATCAAGGAACTTCTCAGATATAAGAACTGAGTTAATTCAATTCGCAAGACAATACTACCCAGATATATTCAACGATTTCAATGATGCATCTGTTGGTATGATGCTTTTAGAATTAAATGCAGCGGTTGGTGATATGTTATCATTTAATACCGATAGAACATTCCAAGAAACCCAAATTGATTTTGCACAAGAAAGAAAATCTATGTTATCGATGGCTAGAACGTTTGGTTTAAAGGTACCAGGTCGTAGACCATCCGTAAGTATCGTTGATTTCACTGTAACAATTCCAGTATTAGGTGACACTTTCGATTCATCATATGCCCCAGTAATTAGACAAGGTAGTCAAGTATCTGGTGCTGGTAAGGTATTTGAAAATATGAATGATATTGATTTTGCTGACCCATTTACACTTGGTGGTATTCCAAACAGGTTAGTGATACCAACAGAAGATTCTAATGGTAATATAGTAAACTATAAAGTTACTAAAAGAGAGATGGTAACAAATGGGGTAAGTAAGGTTTTCAAAAGAGTTATCACAGCAAACGATTCTAGACCATTCTTAGAGGTTATTCTTCCAGATGATGATGTAACATCAATTTCATCTATTATAACGTTAGAGGGTACGAATTATACCAAATCACCGACACTAGACCAATTTTTAGATACTGATTTGAGATGGTATGAAATGGATGCTTTGGCTGAGGACAAGGTATTTGTTTACGATAATACTAAATCATCTGATAATTCTGGTGTAATACCAGGTAAATTCATCTCAGTAGACAGACGTTTTATTAGAGAGTACACTGATTTAGGTTTTACAAAGATAATATTTGGTGGTGGTTCAGAGGATATATCTTCATTATGTGAATTTGACACAAATAAATCATTGGTTAATAAGATTGGTGATTTTATTAATAATACCTCTTTAGGGGTTACTTTACCACCTAACCATACAATGTATATACAATATAGAGTTGGTGGTGGTAGTGATACTAATTTAGGTCCTAATACTATTAACACTAAGGGGATTATCAACATGACGGTTAATGATAGTAGTGCCATTATTAATGATAACGTATTAAAATCACTAAGGGTTAATAATCCTATACCAGCATTAGGTGGTAAAAACGAACCATCTGTTGAAGAACTTAGAAATCTTATTAGATATAACTTCTCAGCACAAAATAGATGTGTGACTCTTAAGGATTATCAATCTAGGATTTCGCTGATGCCAGGTGAATTTGGTGTTCCATTCAGAAGTGGTGTATTTGAAGAACAAAACAAAATTAAGGTTTATGTTTTAGGTTTAGATAGTAATGCAAAATTAACCAATTCATCAACACAAGCACTTAGAGAAAATATATCAACATATCTTGCTGATTACAGAATGATTAATGATTATGTTGAGGTAGATAATGGTAGAGTAGTTAATCTTTCATTTGAAATAGATTTATATATTGAAAAACAATTCCCACAATCACAAATTATGAGTGAAGTTATATCACAAGTAACGGATTATATGGATGTTAATAACTTTGAAATGGGTGATAATATCTATTTGGCTGAATTGATGGAAATCGTTAATAACGTTAAAGGTGTATTGAATGTAATTGATATGAGAATCTTTAATAAAATAGGTAACGGAGAGTACTCAATGAATGAGATAGCACAACCATATTTAGATGACTCAACAAGAGAGATTGATTTGTTAGGTCAATTTACATTATTTGGTAAATCAACAACTATGTTTGAAGTTAAATATCCAAATAAAGATATATTAGTTAGAGTTAAGACCTTATAAACATTTCCTTTAAAGGTTTAATTGAGTATATTAGTGTTATAATAAAATTAAAAATAGATAAAATGAGTTGTGAAAGTTGTAAAAATAAAAATAATAACGTATTAAGTGTTTTCCAGAAAAATGGACCGAAGGTAGAAACTGAACCAAAGACAAGTGACTTCGGTTTTAGATTATTCAATATAAGTATTAGAATATTAATATTTGCAATTTCTTTACTTGCTACACCTTTAATCATGCTTTTTGTGATTTATTTAATGTTCAAGACAATTATGTTTAATAACGGTGAAGTTAACCTTACCCCAACATTATTAGGTGTTGCTAAGACCTTAGGTATAGGTAAAAAGAAAGTGGAGGAAGAACACCCAGAAGATTATGAGGATTTAGATTCAGATAATCCAGATGAATATGAAATAAATGAAAAGGTAGATAAAGTGTAGTAATAAATGTCAAAAACAGTTAGAATAAGAACAACCCCTAATGGAAATGATTCATACCTTAAGGTAAAACTAGAACAAGATTTCGATTTTATTGAGATATTATCATTAAAGATATCTCAAGCGGAAGCGTATGCTAGGTTTTGTTCTGATTATGGTGTTGTTGTTGGTAGGGTAAGTGTCAATAACGGATTCGGTATCCCTAATGCTAAGATATCCATTTTTGTTCCACTAACTGATGAAGACGAGGAAGATTCTGAAATTGCTGGTCTTTACCCATTTAAAAATATTGACGATAAAGATAGTGAAGGTATTAGATACAACCTATTACAAGGAACTTCAAATACATCAGATGAGTGTTTTACTCCAGTGGGTACATTCCCAACTAAAAGAGAAGTAATTGATAACGACACTTCTTTAGAGATTTATGATAAGTATTACAAATTCACCACAACAACTAATGATGCTGGTGATTTCATGTTATTCGGAGTTCCAACAGGTAGTCATGTACTTAATGTTGATGTTGACCTTTCAGATATTGGTGTGGCATCACAAAAACCTTATGATTATATTTCAGATGGTGAATCTCAAAAGAGATTTGAAAGTCCTACAAAATTTAAGGGTGATAAAGATTTAGATAAACTAATTCAAATTAAATCATTTAAGAAGGGTGTTAACGTACAACCATTCTGGGGTGATAAAGAACAGTGTGATATAGGAATTAGTAGGGTTGATGTTGACCTTAAAAAAAGAATAGTACCATCTGCAATCTTCATGGGTAGTCTTTTTTCTGATTCAGAAAAGAACTCAATAAATAAGAATTGTAGACCTAGAAAAGACTTTGGTAGGTTATGTGAAACAGAAACTGGTGAAGGTACTATAGAAATGATTAGAAGGACGTTAGATGGTGGTATAGAACGTTTCGATGTAGATGGTGGTAGACTTATAAATGAGTTTGGTTCTTGGGCTTATCAAGTACCTATGAACCTTGATTTTATGGTTACTGATGAATTTGGTAATCTTGTACCATCTGATGACCCTAATAAGGGTCTACCAACAAGAGCAAGAGTTAGATTTAGAATTAGTAAAGATATTTCTGGTGATGAAGGTAGACTTAGAACAACAGCTAAGTATTTAGTTCCTCATAATCCAATAGGTGTGACTGATTTAGATTATAACTTTGATGAGAACACAACTGATAATCATTTTAGAGATTTTCATTGGAATAAGATTTATACAGTATCTAATTTTATACCTAGAGTTCAATCAACATGTACTGGTAATTGTTCAGATAATAGAAAAATGACTGGTATAAAGGATGTTGATGATTGTAGTGGTATTAAGAACCCATTTCCATACAATAGAGTTGATACTGATTTTAATCCATTTTTTAGTATTATTTGTTTAATGATTAGTATTATAACTACAATCATCTACCTAATTAACTCAACAATAATTTCATTTGTTAATATTTTTATTTTTCTTTTAAATGCATTACTTAAAGTTATTTGTCAAATAGTATTTGCTTTTTCTAAGGTTATATGTGGTTTAATCAAAACGTTAACACTTGGTACCTTTAATGAAGATAATTGTCTTAAGAATGGCTGTATAACCAACACTTATAATTCAAATAATAATAGTTGTCAATGTGATAGCACATTACCTTATGTTCCTTGTATAACACTTGAGTGTGATGGTCAAGTATACGCACCAGGTTGTGATTGTAATCCATCATCAATAAATTCAACAACTGCAAGTGTTGGTTCTGGTGATGTTGTTCCAAATGGTGTTAGTCTACCACAATTAGGATGTTGGGCTGCTAGAACTAATGCATCAAATGGTAAAAATATTGAACACTGGAGTGGTTTGGCTTTTGGTAGTAATAGTTGTGGTAGTTCACCTACAAATCATATTGGTCATAATTCAATTGGTGCTGGTTATGCTGATTGTCAATCAATAAAGATAGCGGAATCATTAAATATGTTCGAACTTGATTTTTATAATGATTGGGTTAACGGTACATTATATTCTTATATGTTAAAATATAAGAAAAAGAAAAGAGGTAAACAAAAGTTTTGTGATGTTGATTGTGGTTCATCTGAATCTGATAATGGATGTGATAAGAGTTGGTTTGTTGATACTTGTGTTGATGGTAGTGATGATAGAACTGCTGTTAAAAAAGTAACTAAACAATATATCGATGAAGGATTCATCAAACAAGTAACGACTAGATTACCAAATGGTGATGAGATTGAAAATCTTTACTATGCACCATACGCTAGTAAAGTAAGTTATAAATTATTTGCAACAGAATTAATTCACTTAGGTTCTATGTTGGACTGTGATTGGCAAGGTATTCCAAAAATACAACAATTCTTAGTTCCAACAACATATAAGAGACCATCATATACTGATGAATATTTAGTGGATATTGATGGTAATAATACTAATATTAAAACATCTTGTGGGATGACATCAACTGGTGGTAATGGGTCTTCTGGTTTATTCTTTGATATTGATTGTAGAGGTATTAGTGTTAGTCAAGTTAATGGGTTATCTAGATGTGATAATTTAAAAAGAGTTTGTGAGTGGGGTGTCAATATTGATGAAGCACAATTAGATGCAAATAACCAACCAACAATAAATGCTGATTGTTATATTGATGATAACGATTTAAATCAACCATATGCTGGTAGAGTTAGAGATATATTTTATTCATTAAATAAAAATGATGGTGGTGGTAAATTAAATTCTTGGAGTGGTATACCTTATGGTATAAATACTGGATTTGGTGTTGGTATAAGCACAATAAGTTTAACTAGCACAACAATAGGTCAAGAATATAAAAACTTTAGAGGTACATCAAATGGTCAACCTTATTGGACATCAACTGCTGGTATTATCGGTGGTTATGTTCAGTCTAAGAATTCTTATTATCTTTATTTTGGTACAATGCCAGGTCAATCGGCATTAGATTTAATGAATAGAAAATACTTTACAACTTGCTATAAACCAAAAGCCAACGATTTCTCAATTAACTTGGTTAATTTAACAAACCCAACAGCACCTAGTGTTTGTGATGGTGAAATAAACATAACCGTTATTGGTGGTGATGCACCATACACATATAATTGGACAGGTCCTAATGGTTATTCAAACACACAAATATCACCATTGACTGGTGATTTGACAAATCTTTGTGGTGGTAATTACACTCTAACTGTTACAGATGATAATGGTGGAACGTCTACAGTTACTTACACATTAAATGAACCAGCAGCATTTAGTTGTTCTGTTATGGCAACAAATGCTACCAGTAATGGTGGTAATGGTACAATTACAGTTAATGCGTTCGGAGGTCTTTCACCATACTCATACAGTATAAATGGTGCCCCATATGTTACAATGGTTGGTTCATCAACTCAAATTACACAACCAAGTGGTGTGTGGATTGTTGATGTTAAAGATGCCACAGGTACAATAACTTGTACAAATCCAACTACAGGTGTAACAATTAGTGAACCACCAATACTTTCGATTCAAGGTTTAACAACTTGGGTGGATACTGAATGTGGTAATGATAATGGTATGATTACTTTAAGTTTAAGTAGTTCAATTGGTGGTGTACCACCATATACAGTAAATATTTCTTCACTTAATGCAGCATCTAATAACCCACCTAGTACGATTGTTCCTTATTCAACATCGCTT